GCACCACATTAAGAAAAGTTTTGATGAGCGACTTGCCCATGTCCATCGCGCTCTTGATCTTCGCGACTACATTGTCCCATAGCCACTTAGCTGCCGGCCAGATAACATTCTTGAAAATCCATACTAGAACCGTCTTGAATGCATCGAATATCGGCTTGACAGTAGACCACCAAGTCTTAACAGACTGAACTAGCTGGTCCCAAAGCCACTTACCGACTGCCGCTATGATCTGGAAATCCTTCTTGTAGAACCAGACGAAGAAGTCAATAATCCCCATGATGATGTCGAAGCCAGCCTTGAACAATGGCCCGATATAATGCCAGAGTATCCCAGTCGCAGTCTTTATATCGTTCCAAACAGTACGCCAGTGCCGAGCCAGCTCGATAACCCCAAGCGCAATTAGTCCGACTGGACCAAGCAACGGCAGCAAGAACTTGCCAATTCCATCCCAGATGAAATGCCAGGCATCCGCCACCCAGTTCTTGATATCGGTCCATATCCGATGCCAGTTCTTGGCAAAGAAACTAATCGTCAGCCCAACCAGGACGATGGCCACAATAATACCGCCGATTCCAGTCGGGCCAATCACCAGAAGTACAATTGCAAGTACAGCCACCAAAACAGGCATCAGTAGATGATTAGCTGCGAGCCATTGGAGCGTCGCTGCTGCAACCTGGGCCATGATCTTGATACCGGGCGTAAGATCGACAACTAGCTGAACAATCAGTGGCAGCAAAACCTTAAGAATCTGCATTCCTGCTGGCATAAGCTGGACGAACAATTGTGCGAATGCCTTAAGAAGCTGGACTAGCCACGGCCCAGCTAGCTTGCCGGCCTGTACCGCGAATTCCCCGAACTGCTTGCCTAGCTGCTGGAACGACTTGCTAGTTATCCATTTGTCAAGAGGTCGAAGGAAATCGCCAAGTACTTTTGCACCAACACGTGCTATCTGGCCAAGTGCCGGCATAAAGTCTTTCGCCAGATCCGCCCCCATGGACACAATACTATCGACAGCTGGCGCCACTTCTTTCTGGATGTTATGGAACGCATCCCTGACACCTTTGAATGCCCGACCTATATCACGCTGCTGTGGCGTCAGTTGCTGCCAGGCTTTCTGGCCGGCAGGTCCAGCCTTCTTCAGCGCAGCCTCAACCTTGGTGATCTCGGGGATAGCGACAGCTGCGAACCCAGCGATGCCTGCGCCCGCAGCAGCGAGTGGCCCAGCCGCTGCCAGGCCGGCAGCCCCTGCCGTGAATAGGCCACCGCCCGCCAGACCGCCCAGTGCGAGATTCCCCATACCTTGTCTGATATGACCAGCCAGCATTGTGCCAAATTGGCGCAAAGAGCTTTCCTCAGGCTTAACTTTGAGCTTGACGTCACGCGCCTCTTCCTCCAGGCGCATGGCATCAATATCGTCCTTAGCCTTTGTAGTATCGGCACCCACATTGACCTGGAAGTCTGTAGTACGAAGCTCTTCCTTGATTCGCTCAACAGATACCCTGATTGACTCCTGGATGCCACGACCTAGCTTGTCGCCGTACTCCCGGCCAATATTATCTGCATCCGGGAATAGCTGTCGGCGAATCTCACTGTTGAATTCCTTGGCATTCGGAACGACGCCAACTGATACGGAACCAACAAAGATCTCAGCCACGGCCAGTCAGCTCCTTGTACTTGGCTATAGCTTCCTCGTCCGAGAGACCGCGCAGGCGCGGATCAAGCATCTTCAATTCAGCTGCCGAATGCATCTTCTTACGCCGGCCAGATCTAACTCCAGGCCGTTCGAGAGGCTCGGGGAACGGTACCTTCTGCTTTGTCTGGCTCTGTGCATAGACCCAGGTGAGATGTCTCACCTCATCTATCAACACGGCCAGCAACGTCTCGGACGACGACCATGACGCCAGCTTCGGATCACCACGCCGCTCGGATAGCTCGTCCTCCGGCATGCTATTCCGGATTGACGTCATCGTAGCACTTTCCGGCGGAAGATGATCAGCGAACACCATAAACCGGCGCCACGACAATTCAGTTCCGGGCTGGAACAGGTCAACTAGGTTGACCCTGAAATAGCGCTGGAGATCGGCTTCTATCTCCTCCGGGAAGTTCTCGAGGATCCAGAGTGCCTTGGCAATTTTCCCCGGCCAAGCCTAGACGACCGCGCGCATTGAGTGACGATCGCCTCCATTTCGAACAACCGGAGATCGGCATCAGTCCAGACCTTGAGTTCCTTCTCGTTCAGGATTACCTCGCCGGCCCAGGCATCGAAATCGCCACTCATCATCGCACGATATGCAGTCGCAGACCAGTCAGCCGCGTGCATGATGTGGATGACCTTCCCGTCAATCCTGACAGTTGTGGCTTTTCCTACAGCCTCAGCCCTAAGCTGATCCTGCATTTCGTCGAGGTCAATATCAACCTCTTCGGTGTCCTCAGGCTCCGGATCCTCGACTGGCTTGAGAGCAGCCGTATCCTTCTGTGCCATGTCGTGCGCTCCGATCAGGTGAAGTAGTTGGCCACGGTCACGTTGGAGCCGGTGAAGTTGATGTAGCGCTTGGCCACGCCAGTCACCGGACCGCCAGTCTGGTTGATGACACCAGGATAGAACGAGAACGTGAACTGGAGCGCTTCCACGTCAGCCTGCTGGACCTGGTCGTCGCCACGCGCCGTGCACTTGACATTCGGCGCGAAAAGCCGCATCTTCTTGGTACCGTCAATGGCATCGAACACCATTGAGTAACGGTTATCCGCCGGAGGGTCAGGAATGATGTAGCTTGCGATCAGGGTGGCCGTAGCTGGCTTGAGAGGCGACGAGGCAACCGGGAAGACAGGCACGTCGTCGTACAGCGAGCGCACGTAAGGGTTGAGAGCTTCGAGCGCGGTAATCTGGCCGGACTTCATTCCGCCGGTCAGCACCGTACGGATTGACGAAAGGGTACCGGCCGCACCGATGTCCTTGGTGGTCTCGTCATTCTTGAATATGTAGCCGGAGACATCCAGCCATCCGAGGCAGCGCCAGCTGTTGGCCGGCGTGAGGGTGCTGAGATCCTCAAAGCCAACCGGGACTCCGGAGGTTACGATGTTCGGAAGGGCGACATACGCCACTACGTCGCCAGCTGCAAAGGTATTGAGATTGCTCTTGACTTCGGCCGTTGTCATTTCGTCTCCTAACTTACGGCACGAATGTGAATCTCGTACGTTGCTCCATACCTGGTGATCGTCTGATTCGAATCCGGCAGCCAGCGCGGACCGCTAACCGTTGTGGCCCGCTGAATCACCCCATTCGCAGTTTGTGTTCCGGCCAGCGATCGCAAAGCTGCCTGGATAGCTCTCGCTGCCGTACTGGCGTCCGCCTCGCCAGTTGTTGAGAACACGTCGACATCCACAATTGGACGGTCAATTGTTATGTCACGATTCGCGCCACTGATCTTATGGACTCGAACCGCAATCCCGGTGAACTGACCGGGAAGCTTTGATGTGATCCGGTAGCTAGGGAACTTAGGCGCAAACAGGCCAATCAGCTCAACCTCGATATCCGGGAATGAAGACAGCTGTATGCTCATGCCAGCCTGCCTCCCTCGACGGCCGCACGCAGAAGTGTGTGATACGGCTCCGCGCCTGCCGAGCCCCACTCAACGAACTGAGCCTCTGGCGCGTCGTTGGAGACGATAGCCTCCGCCCGGTCATGGGTCGCACCACCATGCGTATGCGACCGTGTGTGGAAGCTAGCCTTGTATCGTCCTCTGTGTGGGTCAGTAGCTGGGCCTACCGGCGCGATCGCCTCAGCGTACGTCCTGATCGCATCAGCTACCCGCTGCATATGGTCCACCATGAATCGGGCATTGAGCATCTCACCGACACCCTGGTGGTCAACTGTATACTTGGCACTCATACCGAAGCCCCTGTGACATACCGGCCCTGTACCTGGACGAATGACACGATTCCGGTCCACGGCGACTTCGACTGATTCGGAGGACCCTGAACCTCATACTTACTGCCATCCGGCAGGATGTAGGCATCTAGCGCTGTTATGTTCGTGCCATCCGGGAACCAGACTGTTGTGATGTCAGTTATCTCTTCGGTGCCAGACCATTCCTCGGAACCACCCGTGGGTGCGAATGCACAACTAGGAATCGTCTCCTGTGTTTCTGTAAAGACGTCATTGCCACGCGCATCCGTGCCAGACTTTGTCCGGTGCACAATAATCACCGGCTGACCATACGGCAGTGTCGGAGGCATTATGGCCTCGCCATCTGAATCGTGCCAGTCTTTCCAGCCTTGTAGTCGTCCAGCGCGGTAAGGTCAGCGTCCTTCAGTGCAGCAGAAATACCACCGCCGGTGCGCTGCAACCGATAGCTATAGGAGCCGACTGTCTCACCGATGACTCCACCGGCCTGAGTGGGCATGGTGAGCATGGCGATTGTTGCAGTAGCCAGAACCGAAATGACCTCGTCCGGAACTTCAGGGAATCCGTGGTCCACATTGACTCGGAACGTCTCGCTATACCAGCCAACGTCGTACCAAGCCTCCGGAAGATTGATGATGCCGGAACCCATGGGATCCGGGATAGTGA